GACTCTTATAGACTAACTTTTAAAAGTGAGTTATAAAAAAATATTATAAAAAATTTTTTATGGAAAATTTAGAGGGACTTACCTTAGAAGAGAAAGAACGACTTTTAAGGGTCAGAAAAAGAATTCAACTACTAGAAGCTAAAGATACTATCAAAGGTAATTTTTTGAGTTTCGTAAAATATGTGTGGCCAGAGTTTATTGAAGGTTCACACCATAAAAAAATTAATGACGCTTTTAACCGATTGGCTAGAGGCGAAATTAAACGTCTGATCATAAACATGCCGCCAAGACACACAAAGTCGGAGTTTGCCTCATTCTTACTCCCGGCATGGATGATCGGGAAGAACCCACAATTAAAAATTATTCAAGCAACACACACAGCAGATCTTGCTGTAGACTTTGGACGTAAGACAAAAAATCTAGTAGATCAAGAAAACTACAAAGAACTATTTGATACAAGACTCATGGAAGATAGTCAGGCAGCAGGGAAATGGAAAACAGAACAAGGTGGTGAATATTTTGCAGCCGGTGTTGGTGGAGCAATAACAGGTCGTGGTGCTGATCTTCTAATCATTGACGACCCACACAAAGAACAAGATATTAAAAAAGATAGTAAGTCTTTTGACAAGGCCTGGAACTGGTATACATCAGGACCACGTCAACGTTTACAGCCAAATGGTAAAATAGTTTGTGTTATGACTCGTTGGAGTACAAAGGATCTAACTGGACAAATGATCAAGGCTCAGGGAGAAGAAGGATCTGATGAATGGGAAGTAATTAGATTGCCTGCCATATTACCAAGCAATACACCTGTATGGCCAGAATATTGGAAGCTAGAAGAATTAGAAAAAACTAAAGCATCTATTCCTGTAGCCAATTGGAATGCACAATATCAACAAGAACCTACAGCAGAAGAAGGGGCTATTATCAAAAGAGATTGGTGGCAGAACTGGGAACACAAAGATCCACCACGAATAAAATACAAAATTCAATCTTACGATACAGCTTTTACTAAAAAAGATACAGCCGACTACAGCGCTATAACCACGTGGGGAGTCTTTGAAACAGAGGATAGTGGAGATAATATAATACTATTATCGGCATTTAAAGACAGATACGAGTTCCCCGAGCTCCGGAGAACGGCTCATGAAGAGTATTTATGGTGGAGGCCTGACATGGTTTTGATCGAGGCCAAGGCATCAGGGATACCTCTAACCCACGAATTAAGACAGATGGGAATACCAGTTGTTAACTTTACACCGAGCCGTGGAAATGATAAACATGTCAGAGTTAACTCAGTTTCTCCGCTTTTTGAGTCTGGAAAAGTTTGGGCCCCTATGCACGAACATTTTGCTCAGGAGGTGGTTGAAGAGTGTGCTTCGTTTCCATTTGGAGATCACGATGACTATGTTGACTCCATGACTCAAGCACTTATGAGAATAAGACAAGGAGGGCTAGTTCGACACCCAGAGGATTATCAGGACGAGCCGACTCCAAAACGTAAGATAGAATATTATGGCTAGTAAAGCATTAGTAGATGTAGCGTTAAAACTTTTTCAAGGACTAGGTGGAAATGTTTCCAAGGTCCTCGGCACCCGATCAAACGTATCTTTTTTAGGTAAAGGTAAATCATCAGAACTGATGGTTGACATGGATGTCAACGCTGATGCATTAGCCGTTTTACCACAATCAAAAGCAGTAGAAGAATTAACTTCGGCTATGGGTTATTTAACTTCAGGTAAGTTAAACGATTTACAAGCTAATCAATTAATTAAAAACATGCAGAAGATGGATAGTGTTTATAATCCAGCTCCTGCTCCGGCAAACATCACGGACCTGGCAACGGGGACCAGGAATTTAGATGCAGAAGGTTTAATGTCATTAAGAGACGATATAGATTTACCAGAAGGAATAGATCGAGCAGAAACTATTTTACCAACAGGTACAGGATTAGAAGCACTAAAGAAAGTTCAAAACTTTGAAAAAACAATCGGAGATGATTTAGTAAATAAAGTTTATGATATGGCTGGTGTCAAAGAAGCGGCTAAACCTGTAGCAAGAGGTAACGCTAGAGATTTTTTAAATACAATTAAAGATATGGAAGATCCAACTTTTCCAGATGGCCCAACACTAGCATCAATTATGGAAGCAGATGATTTAAGATTTGCAACAGAAGGTGGCGGTGGTGCACTCGGTGATCCACTGTTACTGGTACAAAAATATTTTGGTCCACGTGTTGCATCAGCAGTTTCACAATTAGATGGTAGAGATCAGATAGAAACATTTGCTAGGAATCTAGTTAGAATCAAAGATGCAAAAGGTAGAACTATAACAGATAGAAACTTTGATCCTAAGATGGTTGATCCAGAAGATTTTGAATTTGCAGACGGTGGTCGTGTGCCATTTATCATTGGTGGTGTTGCAAGAATGGGATTCCAGGCTTTACGTAAGTACGGTATTGAGGGCAAAGATATCTCAAGATTGTTTGCAAGTTTAGGTAAAGATAAAAGTTTAGTCGGTAAAGAAAAAACAGAATACTTCAAAGAGCTTAATAGAGTTTTAAAAAATCCAGACGACTTTCCAAATGAGATTAGAGAGATTCAAAAACAATTAGGCATTGACCCTATAGGTTTCAAAGGCGGCGGCCTAGCAGAAATCCTGGAGGTGTAATGGCACTATTTAAATCTACAGACGGAACTCAAACTTTTTCAACAGTAAAGACTCCAACTTATAAATATAAAAAAGGAAATCAGTTTAAAACTTTTTATAGTAAAACACCTGGATCTATTATACCTACAGAGGCCTCTGCGGTAAAAAAATCAGAAGCTGCATACAAAAAATATGAGGATAGATTTGGTAAAGCTTTATTAGATAAAATTGCATTAAAGATGCATGGTAAAAAATTTAGAGAGTTAGATAAAGAATCTACTTTAAAAAGTTTTAAAGCTAAACTTGATAGGTATAAAGATTTTATAATAGAGAATAAAAGATACCCTACACAAGGTGAGGCCTATTCCATTGGTTTAGAAAGAGGGGGAAAGAAAAACATTTTATCTAAAAATTTTACTGACGATGTTAAAAAAAGGGTTAAAAAAATGTATGCCTCTGGTGAAGGTGGTTCACCTTATATATCTAAAAAATTAGCTGAAGATGGAATTAATATAGATGATTCTGTTTTAAGAAGATATATAAAAACAGAAGTAGATGCAGGTAGGTTAAAAAGACCAAAAAAGTTTAAGACACAAGAAGCAACTGCTCCTAAAGATAGATATAATGTTATTAGAGAAGTAACGGAAAGAGATAAAAAAGGATTTCTTGTCGGTAGTCTTGGAAAACAAGTTCAAGCTCCTGCGTGGTCTAAATACAAAATTGTTTTTAATACTCCTCGAAACCCTGAGACTAGTTTAATTCCTAAAAATTATCAGGGAACTCAATATTATAAAACTAAAGAGTCGGCAGAAAAAGCTTTAGAATCTAGAGGTAAGTTGGATTTAAGTAGAACAGATGAAGCGGTAAGAGTTGTAAACAGACTTATAAAAAAAGACCCCGATCTTGCAAATGATATAAAAACATTAGCACAAGAAGTCTATGGGGCTGCAGAAGGGGCAACTGATTTAGCTAAAGAGCAGGATCTGGAAAGAAAGATGAGATCTGTTGCAACAGATGTAACAAGATTACAAGAACAATTAGCTGGAAAACTACAGGGATTTAAAACAAAAAATATTTCAAAATTAGTTTTACCTGCGGGTGTACTAGCGGAAAATATTCTTACAGATATTACCGTTAATACAGACATAGGAAGATTTGGTGGAAATGAAATTAGAAATTCTAGAATGAGAATTATATCTGGAATTTTAAATGAGAGAGCAGGTAAATTTAAATCTTTAAGAAATCAAGTTACAAAATTTGTAGCGAGTGGAAGACATTTAGATGAGGTCGCTGGTATTGGCGCAACATATGATGTTGCTCCTGGTTATTCTTCTTTTGCACAAAGCATACCTGACAAAGTTAATTTAGCTAAAAGAAGTGCTATTGATTTAGATTTTGCAAGATTACTTAGACAGGCTGTTCTTAATGAAGAAGGACCTAAGAGTTTTCAAAAAGTAAAATACAATACACTTGGAGAAGCTATAAATGCCTATAATAAATTTTCTAGAGAGTTTGCAAAAGAAAATAAAATATTTACTCCGACCATAGAATATAGTCCTGGCAAAAAATTAGATCCTTCTAAATTTGCACCAAACTTTACTGCACTTAGACCTGAAGCAAAAGCAAACGTTTTAGAATTAGCAGAAAGAGGGATTGGTGTTGGAGTCGGTAAGGCAATGCCCTTTGAAAAAATTTTATCAGCAGTTCAAAAAGCACCAAAAGGAGCTTGTAGACAAATATTAAATTTTCAAACAGGTGGTATATCTCCAACCTGTGCTGAAGCGATTAAAAAAGACCCTGTGGGTTCTGCAGAAAAACTTTCTAAATTAGACGCACAAAGCGGACCACTTGCAAAAGTTAAAAACGCAGCGTTAGGATTTTTAAGAAATCCTGGTATTAGAGGATTTGGTGCAGCTGCAATCGCAGGAGCTGCCGGTGCAGGATTAGTAAAAGAATTTAGAAACGACGACCCAACAACTTATCTATCAAACGAAGATCAACAAAAAAGTATGTTAGTTGAAATGGCAACAGATCCAGTAACAATAAATTTTGATAGACCTGCGATATTAGATTACCAATTACCGGCGTTGGGTGCAGAGGCCGCTGCAGGTATAGCTGTTACAGCTCCATCAACAATTAAAGCTAGTAAATCTAGAGCGCTTGGTATTGAAAAGAAAAGAGTTGCACCTGGAACAATTAAAACTGGTGCAAGAGTTTTAGGTAGAGGTCTAGCTTCACTCGGAACACCTCTAGGTTTATTACCAATGGAAGCAGCTAATATAACTTCACAAATAGCAGAAGGTGATTCACCATTAGATATTGCAACAGATCCATTGAATTATCTTGGTGCAACATTTGCAGAACCAGCAACTAAAATTGCAGCTAGAGGAGTCAATCCTAAAATAGCATCAGCTATGAGATTAGGTATGAGTCCTACAGCATTAAGATTATTATCTAGAGCTGGAGGTATTGGATTAGGAGCATCTTTAGGTATAATGGGTCTACAAAAATTAAGTGACTTATAATGGTTAAATTAATACCAGGAGGTGGACCACCACCAAAGAAGGGACCTAATTCACAGGGGTTGAATGTTCCTTTTAAACAGACTATAGTAGTCAAGAACTCGGAGAAAAAGAATGTCAACAATAGACAAGGCTCTACCAAACGTCGTAGAGAACAAAGTAACAACGCCTAGCGACGAAGAAGTTGCAATAGCAGAAGAACAAGTAGCAGAATCACAAGGTGGTGAAGGCGTAGAAGTACAAGAGAACGAAGATGGTTCGGTAGATATTAACTTTGAACCAAACAAAGTTAATCAACAAAATACAGAATCACATTTTGATAACTTAGCAGATTTATTACCTGACGATGTTTTAGGTACGTTAGGGTCAGATCTTTTTAACAATTACATGAATTACAAATCTTCTCGTAAAGAATGGGAAGATGGTTACATAAAAGGTTTAGACCTTTTAGGATTTAAATATGAAGATAGAACACAACCGTTTCAAGGTGCTTCAGGTGTAACACACCCGGTATTAGGAGAAGCGGTCACACAGTTTCAAGCACAAGCTTACAAAGAATTACTGCCAGCGAAAGGTCCAGTGCACACTCAGATCATGGGTGTTGTGGACAGAGTAAAAGAAGATCAAGCGGCTAGAGTAAAAAATTTCATGAACTATCAACTCATGAACAAGATGAAAGAGTATGAACCCGAGTTCGATCAGATGCTTTTTTATCTCCCTCTTAGCGGCTCTGCTTTCAAGAAAGTCTACTACGACGAATTACTTGACAGAGCCGTTTCTAAATTTGTCCCGTCAGACGATTTGATAGTTCCATACACAGCTACATCACTAGAAGATGCAGAGGCTGTGATACACAGATTAAAAATGTCTGAGAACGATTTAAGAAAAAAACAAGTATCTGGTTTTTATAGAGACATAGAAATACAACCGGGATACACACAAGATACAGAAGTTGAAAAGAAAGAATTAGAAATAGAAGGTGTTAGAAAATCAAAAGAAGAAAATGATTTTACAATTCTAGAGTATCACGTTGATTTAGATCTAGAAGGTTTTGAAGATTTAAATCAAGAGACTGGAGAAAAAACAGGAATTAAATTACCATACATTGTAACTTTAGATCAAGGCAGTAAAGAAGTTTTATCTATTAGAAGAAATTTTAAAATGGGAGATCCACTTAGAAAAAAAATAGATTACTTTGTACACTTTAAATTTTTACCTGGCCTAGGTTTTTATGGCTTTGGTTTAATACACATGATTGGTGGTTTATCCAAAACTGCAACAGCAACATTAAGATCTTTAATAGATGCAGGAAGTTTTTCAAACATGCCTGCAGGATTTAAGCAAAGGGGTATTAGACTTAGAGACGAAGCTGAGTCTATTAAACCTGGTGAATTTAGAGATGTGGATGCTCCTGGTGGTAATATCAGAGATGCATTTATGCCTCTACCATTTAAAGAACCATCGGGAACACTATTACAATTAATGGGTGTCGTGGTTCAAGCTGGTCAAAGATTTGCCGCGATTGCTGATATGCAAGTCGGTGACGGCAACCAACAGGCAGCTGTTGGAACGACGATTGCTCTGTTAGAGCGTGGCTCAAGAGTGATGTCAGCAATCCATAAAAGAATGTATGCTGCAATGAAACAAGAGTTTAAATTATTAGCAGATGTATTTGCACAATATCTACCACCTGAATATCCTTATGATGTTGTTGGTGCACAAAGAATGATTAAGCAAACAGACTTTGATGACAGAGTAGATATTATACCTGTTGCTGATCCAAATATATTTTCACAATCACAAAGAATTAGTTTAGCACAAACAGAACTACAACTTGCGATGTCAAATCCACAAATACACAATATGTATGAAGCATATAGAGATATGTACGAAGCGATCGGTGTAAAAAATATTGATCAGATACTTCCACCACCACAGCAACCTATGCCGATGGACCCAGCTACTGAAAATATTTTAGCAATGAGTGGTAAACCTTTTCAAGCATTCAAAGGTCAAGATCATAGATCACACATTACAACTCACTTAAATTTTATGGCTACTAATTTAGCTAAAAATAACCCTGCAGTTCTTGGTGCACTAGAAAAAAATATTTTTGAACACATTGCATTCATGGCGCAAGAGCAGATTGAAGTAGAATTTATAGAAGAGTTACAACAATTACAGCAATTACAAATGGCTGTTCAACAAAATCCAATGTTACAACAAGATCCAAACACTCAACAACAACTTTTAACTCTAACTTTAGCGTTGGAAGCAAGAAAATCTAAATTGATTGCAGAGATGACACAAGAATTTAAAGAAGAAGAGAACAAAATTATGGGTGATTTTGGAAATGACCCTGTTGCAAAACTAAAAGCAAGAGAATTAGACCTTCGAGCAATGGACGATCAAAGAAAACGTGAAGAAGGAGAGGAAAGATTGAACTTAGATAAGATGAGAGCTATGAT